AAAAAAAAACTCAGTTGACCTCCAAAAAGGCAGGAGACGCGCTTCCGCGTCCGACCGCTGAGTTCCGCTCATGCGCCAGGCAAAAACCGACCTGCACGCAATCTTGCGGCTGGGCTCACTTGTTGGACCCCTTCGGTGTCTTGGTCTCGACCCTTGTCGTACCTCGAACAGCCGGGTTCTCCAGCGCAATCACTCGTGATGCCACGTAGTGCTGCTGGTCGAGGAGAGGCCGGCCGACCGGCACAAAGTCCTCGATGTCCTTCCCAAGCCCAGTTGGGGCAGGCCCCGCAGGTGTCACTGGCGGATCCTTCGCCTCCGATGGTGTCGGAGTCGAACTCACCACCTTGCCATCCTCCAGAGCCAGGGTGCCCTGCAGCCAGTCAGGCAGCGGCTTTCTCTTCTGCTCCTTGCGCTTCTCACGCACGTGATGCAGGAAGTTCTGCCACTTGCCCTTGTAAACTGACTTCTCGTCGTTGGTCATCCGACCCCACTTCTCGCGCACATGGCCCTCGATTGTCGCGGGACCCGGCGTCACAGCGGGTGACAGCAGCCCAAATGTCTCGGTCTGCTCCAGCGCCACGTCCAGGTACTGGTTTTCAGCTGACAACGTCAGCGTCGATGTCCCCGTGTCCACGAACACAGGCTGGATGAACCAGATGATCTCTCTCGTGGCATCGTAGGGCAGCTGCTGAACGCTTCCATCGAAGTCAACAAACCACGCCTTGTCGTCTGACTGCCAAGGGGGGGTCTGCACCTCCCCCGGGTTGTCGACGGTCACGACCCACACTTGCGCCTGCTGCGTGTTGGATGTGAAGTCGCTCGAAGCACAGTAGGGCGCATTCCTTGCGAGCCCCGCAATGACCGAGCAGTTGGTGAAGGTGGAGTCCGATGTGTTCAGGCCTGCGCATAGCAGCTTGGCCGCTTTGGTTGAACTCCACAGCACCTGGAACTTCTCCGCCTTGTTATAGCCGTATCCCGACAGCATGCCGAGAATCGGGCCCCCATGCACATAGCCCCAAACCATACCTGGCAAGCCACAGCACCTCGTGCCGTACTCACCTTGGTTCTTGAACCACTCCACGTCCGTTGAGACGCCAGAGAAGTCGGCAGCCAGCATGAAGACGCCTCCCAGGCCCTTGCCTTCGTAGTTCGCCGTGGTCCCCGTCTGGTTGTTGAAGACGTGGTTCCGCGGGAAGTCCTGGTTGGCGTTGAACGTGATGTCCTTCACCATGAACTTGCAGACGTAGCTTGCCCAGAATTCCACCGGCAGCTCCACTTGCTCCGCCTCGCCGCCATTGAAGACGGACGGGGGGTTGATGATCTGCAGGTTGAACTGTGACTGGTTCACCAGGCGCTCATCAGATGAGAGGTCCCTCGTATACAGCACGGGAAGGCCCGGGAAACGCGGCATGTGCCATACATGCCCGTCCTTGAAGGCCGCAGACGTGCCGTCCTTGAACCACCCCACCTGGATTCCCTCGATCCCTGGGGGCAACGCCTCGTCAGGGTCCCTGTCATACCAGCCCAGCATGTCACCAGTGAGGAAGTCGGTGCCACTTCGCATCATGTGCACTGCAAACTCCTCGAACACATACTGCTGGTGCAGCTGGCTCTCCACCGTGAGGGCTGGAAAGCCCAGATCCACGGGGTTGACAGAGATGCTCATCACCAGGTCAGCCTCGCCGGCACCCACATCGATCACGAGTGTGCCGACGAAGTCATGTCCGACCATGGTTGTTCCTCCTCCGCTTGTGAACCGCCTGGATGTGCCACGGCCACGACCGACGCTCTTCAGCACGGTCTGGTAGTGCTTGCCAGACAGGTTCTTCCCCTTGACCCCGGTCTTCTTGAACTTGCCAAGTTTCCTCGGCTTCCCGGGTCGCAGGTAGACAGGCCTGGTCGCGCCGCTCTTCAGCTTTGCCGTCCCGACTTGCCTGAGTGGGGCCTCCGCACGCCCGGTCTTCTTGATCTGCCGGATCGCTCGCTGCACGTGCGAGGCCTTCTGCTTGTCCGTCATGGCCTTCCACTGTCCGTTCGACACGTAGATACCACGCTCCTTCTTCTCCGCCACCGTCATGCTAGAGCGTTGAGTAGCAGGTGAACCATTTTGACCATGGCCTCCTGCTTGCTCTCTCCTCGGAGCCGGGGCAGTTCCTGGGCGAGGCCCTGCGCCTCGCTTCGGTCCGCCTCCAGCCTTGGATCTGATGTTTTTGATCCGCTCGTGAGCATTTTGGATAGATCGGTGAAGATCGCCTCCGTTTCGGGTAGCACCGCCGAGATTGGGTCCTCGACGAGCTTGAGGGCGTCCTCCGCCACGTCCACCAGTGGTTGCGCGACTGTGCTGATCACGTCGCCCATTCTCCATCTCTCTCGTTCTCCAGTTCTGGAGCAGCAAAGCCTTCGCTTTGCTTCCCCGCAGGTGTGGGAAGCAGTAAGCCCGTGTAGAGTTGCTGCAGCACGGCGTCTGATAACGCGGCGTGCTTGACAGATGCCCACTCTGGGTTGTGCTTCAGCTCGGGAAAGCGGCGCTGCGCCAGCCTGATGAATTGTAGCCTGAGAGCGGTGACTTGCCCCCTCTGGACCGGGTCGGCCCAGGTTGAAATCCTCATATTGTTGATGCGGCCGAGGTTCACAACACATGCCGCCGCCGTGCGCGAGTGGTCGCCTCCTTGCTTGATTGCGTCCACCGCCCTTCCAAAGTTGGTCTTGAATGTGATCCAATGGACCGGATCTCGCATAACATAAAACCGCCATCCACAGAAGGTTGACTCCATGATGTGCACACCTGAAAAGTTTTCCGACTCCAGGACAGCACCACACGCCTCAAACACGGCAATTGCAAACGCCTCGCCAGCTGATCTGTCGTTGTCGGACCACCATTGGGTCGCAAACTTGGACAGCGTCAGGCGCAGGTCGTCGCCCATGATCATTCCCCGATGCCAGCGCCAGAAACGCGCCTGGTTGGGGAGCTCGTTGCGACTCACGCTCTCCCAAACAAATGCCAGCGCCACAAAATACAGGCACATGACAGAATTGTCGAGAGCTGTGAGCAGGTGGCCTGACGGCTCACCTCCTTGACCACCACCTCCTTTCCAGAATGCGTGGCCCTTACCCTGCTTGTCAGGAACTAGGAACGGCCCCTCGGCCATCCCCAGGTAGAGAGTTAGGATTTCAGTCCATGCCTCATCCGTCTGGTCCTCGACACAGAGGGCGTCGAAGTGCAGCTTGGCTAGGAAGATCATGTCGTCCGTACGAATGGACGCCTCCATCTTCTTGACATCGAAGTCATAAGCCCAATCCCGCTGCCCCTCCTCCGTAATCCAATTGAATGCCTCCAGCGCACCTGTCCCATAGGGTGTCTTACCCACCCAACTCCACAAAGCATCTAGTGGAGCCCGTGAATACAGTTGGAGCTGATGCCCGAAGTACATTTGCTGGTAAACAAGTGTCACCGCGTCCACGCAGTACACCGTTCGCCCGGTCTTGTCCACCTGCAGAACCTCCGTCTTTGGGTTGACATCGCAGACCGCCTTGTACTTGCCAGTTGCCAGTTGTGCTTTGCGCACCCACCGCAACATATCAATGAAGTTGTCCGAGTAGTAGAGCAGCTGCTTGCTCGCAAACCCCCTTGCCAGCCAGAAAGTACCTGGGCTGGTTTTGAGGGCTGCGGCCTGCACCGCTGAGAAGTCATCACGTAAGGTTGAATCGCCGCAGCTCTCGATGTATCGTTCACGCACCCATTGACGGGCCAGATCGACACAGTACTGCTGTTTTGCCGTTCGTGTGGGGACCGGGATGTGAAACTTGGCCACCGATTGATGAATGTTGTTGGTGCCAGGTCGTTGCCACCGGTAATTCCCCGCTGCCGCCAGTCCTTGCCTGGTTACAGCTGACTCTCGTCCTCCTCCTCCTCCTCCTCGACTGGCGACTCCTCGCCCTTCATCGACTTCTCGTAGACTCTGTCGTCGTAGAGCCGCGCGCTCATCATCTCCGCAGCATCCCTCACAGACGGTGCAGAGGAGACAGTCCGGTAGTGTGCCCACACCAGGTTCTCGATATTCGCGTACTCCTCGGGTTGCAACACCTCCACATTCTGCAGGACAAACTCCCTCATGAGGTCCCGCGGACTGAAGGCGCACAGCCTCGCCGAGGATTGGTTCGTCGTCGCGGTGTTTCGCTTCCGCTCGTCCGTTCCAGTTGGCCCAGCGGCAGCGCCCGATGTAGGGCCACCACTGGTTGGTGTAGGCGAGCTCCGCAGGGCACTCTCCTGTTGCGCCCCTGAAGCTGTGCCCGACTTCTTCGTGCCCATACGTGTAGAAGCACCAGGGGCGCCCAAGTTTGACGCATCAAGCGTCGCACAAGCCTCCAGCACCAGCGTGATAGGCGTGAAGTAGGCCGGTGTGTCCGCCTTCTCCGTCCCTGCCGCGTGGATCCCGACCGTAGCTCCATGCTTGTCGTAGACCCGTGCACCTGAGAAACCATGGTGGCACTCCATGCCATCGATCGCCCCGACATAGTGCTTTCCAGCATCCAACTTAGGCACCAGGCCTGGGGCAGGGTTGCTGCACACCTCTTGGACCTTCCAGCCCGCAAAGGTGCCTTGGTTGGGTTGTGGGTTGATTTCGCCTCCCTGGAACGACTTTGCGGCCGACCAGTTGTGCATGTAGAGACGCGCGCCCTTCTCAGGCACAGCGCTCGACTGCACAGACAGCGCGCCACCA